CACCAATTGAAATGTTGGAAATGTGGGAGTCTCTGCTAACGGATTACGATTACGCTGTGACTTTGCTTTCTGGAGATGGCATTGCTAGTCCCACCGATCTCCAGATTTACAACAAGATGTTGACCGCTGTACTGCTATCAACCACTCGGTATTATGGGGATTTCACGCAATTCCGACGTGAAGCCACAACTCGGATGAGCTAATGGGTCTACTTCAAACCATAGCAAATAAGTTGTTTCCCGCTCCCGTTAACAAATACGAAGGAGCCGGTAATTCTTTGCGTCGTTCGTATCTTGATACGTCTTACACTTCCGCGCGGTTTGATGTTACTAGCGCAACCCGTCAAGCTATTGTCCGCAAATCTCGCTTTTTTGAACAAAATAACGCTGTTCTAAATAGACTTGGAGACCTGTTTGAGTCCTACACTGTAGGCTCTAATTTTTCAGTTCAGCCAGCTTCCAGCGATCCTGCTTGGAATCTCAAAGCTAAGAAGTCTTTTGATATCTGGAGCCGTTATCCTGACATTGGTTCTCGCCAGTCGTTTTCAACCTTGATGTCCCAAGCGGCTCGTGGTTGGTTCTACGATGGTGAATCGTTCTTGCTGTTGACCAAAGGTGACAGCGGCAAACCTAGATTGCAGCTCATTGAAGCTCAGTCTATCGCTACTCCCACCGGAATGCAGGGAGATGAGACCGTATTTGACGGTATCCGTTTTGACCCTCGTACTGGTCGCGCAATCTCTTATTTTATCGGTAACGAAAAGACTCAGGGTAACCTAACTGATGTTCGATCTATTGGCTCTGATTCAGTCGTTCACATTTACGAGCCGAATCGTCCCGGTCAGCTTAGAGGTCTTCCTTTTGTCTCTGCGGTTATCAACGATCTGCACGATCTTGATGATCTCCAAAAGCTGGAGATGGAAGCGTGTAAGCTTGGGGCATCTGTTGCTCAAATCGTTAAAACGGTTTCCGGTGAGGTACAAGCTAGCAATCTCCGCGCTGGTACTGCTGGAGCAAGTGTAAACACCGCCGAGAATTACTACGAACAGGTCTTTGGATCTGGCGTGAAGGTAATGAAAAACGGTGATTCGTTTGAGCAGTTTGCCACAGAACGTCCCGGTGTAAATATGCGGGAGTACTGGCGACAACTGACTGAGAAAGTCTGTGCTGGCGTTGGTATTCCTTACGTTCTGGTATATCCCGAGTCGATGCAGGGGACTGTCTATCGCGGTGCGTTAGATATGTCCGCTGTATGGTTCCGTTCTCGCCATCAAGTCATGGCATCAGCGGCTCGTCGTATTTACGAGTACGTTATGGAGTACGCGATCAAGAATGATCCCGCGCTAAATGACGCTCCGAGCGATTGGTACGAGGTTTCGATTACCGCTCCCCGTTCTCCAAACGTTGACGTTGGCCGTAATTCTGCGGCTCAATTGGCAGAGCTAGAGGCTGGCATTGTTACATACGATGAGGTTTACGGTGCGCGTGGTCTCGACTGGCGCTCTTCGTTAGAAGCTAAAGCACAGCAAGCTTTGTTTGTTCGCGAATTGGCTCTCAAATATGGTTTGGATGTTTCTGAGATATCTACAATCCAAAAAGAGAAATCTGCTAATCCTCCGGTTACTGGTATTGACATACCGGCAGAAAACCAAAACGCTCCGTCTCCAGTAGCTGCTTCAGACTCACAGACTCCATCAACTGATATTGTGTCTGCCGATGTTGTTACGGCTACTGTAAAGAAGACTCGCAAACCAAAAGCCAAAACTGAATGAGCTTCACTAAAAAATCTGATTGGCTTTACTTTGCACCGGCAAACGCTGCCGGTGATCCTGCTACCGTTCAGATCTTCGATCAGATTGGCGAAGACTGGTATGGTGGAAGCGGTCTATCTGCAAAGCAGTTTTCGGATGTACTCAACGAGATTGGCAATGGTCCGCTGCTCGTAGAGATCAACTCTCCCGGTGGTAACGTCTGGGATGGTTTGTCAATCTACAACCAGTTGCGCGGTCGCAAAGCTCCGGTGACCACTCGCGTCGTTGGTATTGCGGCTTCTATTGCGTCAATTATCGCTCTTGCCGGTGATCGCGTAGAGATGGCTGATGCCGCTCTGATGATGATCCACGACCCATCAGGGATGGCTTCTGGCACTTCCGAGGATATGCGGAAAATGGCTGAGGCTTTGGATCAACACGCTCAAGTGTTGGTTGGAGTGTATGCTAAAAAGACAGGACGCTCTCCCGAGTCTATCCGCGCTGCGATGCGAGCAGAGACTTGGTTTACCACCGCTGAGGCTCTCGCTTTTGGTCTTGTAGACAAACCCATCAAGCAGTTGGCAATGGCCGCTAAATGGCATCCTCGCGCTGTTACTAAGACTGCTCCTGAGACGGTCAAGAACAACCTCCGTCGAGGTCTTGAGCAATATGAGGATGGTCTTGCTGGTGACGGTCTTGAACCCGCTACAGTAGCTGACGCTAAGTCGCTGATTTCTGGCGAAGCTCCTACCGAAGACAAGATCCGCAAAGCTAACGCTTGGTGGGGACGCAACGACCGATTCTTGGAAGCAGAACCTAATACTCCTGCGGATGTAGCGGCAAACCTCTGGGGAGGTGCTGCTGGACGCGATTGGTTCTCTGCTCTTTTTGCTCAACTAGAAGAGCCGTCTGATACCAATACAGACAAAACACTTTCGACTGATGGCGAAAAAACCATCAACGATTCTGGCGTGGACTCCACGCCGCAACCAACACAAACCACCGACACACATATGTCTGACACTGCTACTACTGTGACGGCTGCGGCTGCTCCTGCCGCTCCCGTTGATCTCACCGCGATTCTTGCGAAGCTTACCTCTTTGGAGGCTTCGATGAAATCAAACACCGCCGCTCCCGCTCCTGATCCGGTTCGTCCCGTGATTCAGAACTTGGGCAACCCGCTGCTGGAGAAGCATAAGTCTCTCCGCGCTGGTGCAGAGCGTAAGAGTTTCCTCATTGAGAATCATGGTGAATTGCTGCGCCAGAGCGCGATGATCGCTCCCCAGAACGCGAACACGTTCGCGGCTGGCTTGGTTGTCGATTATCTCGCTGATGCGGTTATCACTGTTGCTGCCACTAAGCTCGCGATGATCGCTGGCTTTACGCGCAACGTTGGCTTGGATAACTTGCGTCCCCGCGCTACCGTTCAGGTCAAAAAGTTCACGACTGGTGATGCGACTGTTGATAACGCTACCAACTTTGAAGACGGTGCGGCTAACCAGTCCACGCTGGCTGCTACCTCGGTGACTGTTAATCAGATCACCAAGAGCTTTACCGTCACTCAGCAGGAGTTGAATCAGGGTTTTGCTATCAGTGACTTGGCTCAGGGTTCTGCTGAGATCTTTGCTCTTGGTATTAGCAAGAAGGTCACCGCTCAGATGACTGCCGCGCTGTTTGGTGCTGGTACTGTCATTGGCATTGCTGCCAACTTTGATTCTAGCGATCTTCCTGCGATCTTGGCTCTTGCCAAGAATTACCGACAGAAGTTGCTTCTGTTGGATGGTGGACACTTGGCCCGTTTGATGTTCTCCGGTCAGTTGACTGCTGCCGCTGGAACTAATCCGTTCCCTGATTCGCGTTATGGTCCGTTGAACAACGGCTATTTCGGCTTTGCGAACATCTTGGAGCAAAACGACTACACTGGTGCTATCGCCAACACTGCTGGCTTCGTTTGTGGTCAGGACGCTATCGCGATTGCGAGCGGCTTGCCGGTTGGAATGATCGCTGGCGAGTTTGTTGAGCAGCGCACTGTTGAGTTGAGCAATGGTCTGTCTGTGTTGCTCTCTGTGTGGTATTCCCGTTCTACCCGCGCTCACATGGCGTCTTACGATATCATGTTCGGTGCGGCTGCTGCGGATACTACGCAAGCTAAGGTTCTAATCACCGCTTAATCCTTAAGGATATGCGCATTGCAACAACCATAGCAGTGGACAAGACCGGCAAAACTAAATTGCTGGCTGGTCCCGAAATTGATGCGACTCTCCAGCGCACTAATTTCAACACTGTTTCTGTTCCAGAAGGAGGCAAGCTTATCCTGTGGGTACAGGGAGCCTTAGCACCGAAGATCCGCAAAGGTTAAACAACCAAAACTGGGAGGGTCACTGGACACGCTAGTGACCCTCCCTTTAACCGAAACACAATTTTATGGCCGTTCAAACCGATATTGCAGCCCAAGACTCAATGGGTCATCAGGGATTCGCTCTTGTGACAACCACCGCAGCCCAATCCGTTGGATACGTTGCCATTCAGATCGTTTCCGCTGCCGTCTTTACCTCAATCACCGGCACTGGAATATCTGGCACTTGGACTGGCACAACCATTCCTGCTGGATTCACCATCGTTGGACGGATCACTAGTTTCCAACTCACTAGCGGAACTGTCATTGCTTATCTAGCCAGAGCGTAAAATGACACTGACATTGTCTCTCAACCTATCGACATCTGATGATGTTGTAGAAATTATCTATCCCGCAATGGCGCGAGATATGTTAAGAGAAGATGATGGGCTTGTTCTCCAAGAAGACGGCAGTTCTAAAATTATTTTCTCACTCATTACAGATTAACCTTTTGACATATGGCCGACTCAAAGATTACAGCACTAGCATCAATTAGTACCTCAACCGATCCGGCTGTTGATCCGCTGGTCATTGTCGATGTTTCTGATACGTCGATGGCTGCGAGTGGTACGAGCAAGAAGGTCACGCTTAACAACCTTCTGTCGTCTTCTCCAACTGCGACCGGAAACTTTACCATCACCGGCGATCTGACGGCTGCTCGATTGATTGTTACTGGTGGAACGATTCCTACGAACGGTCTGTGGCTGGCGACGACCAACACGCTTGAGTTTGCCGCGAACAGTCTCGCTCAATACCGCATTGCCCCGCTTGGCGTATTCTCTTGGTTCGACGGCGCAGGCGGCACTCGAATGACCCTGAACTCTACGGGGTTGGGCGTGGGGGTTAGCCCAAGCGCAAAGCTCCACGTTGATGCCGGTACATCGAACGAATACTTCCGAGGCGCAGGAAACTCCGGTTCTGCTCGCTATTTGGTTATTACCGCAAGCACTACCACAAACGCTGGTGATACTCATACAATCAACGCTAGTTCTGTCAGTGGTGTGATAGCGTTTGCTATTAATGCAACTGAGCGAGCGCGGATTGATGCGAATGGGAATTTAATCCTGTTGTCTTCAAACACCCCAGCAACCCTAGCTACCAACGGCCAGCTTACCGTCAACGCTACGAGCAACACCAACCTCCGCTTCAGCTATCGCGGATCTGATGGTACAACCCGAGTCGCCAACCTGACCCTCGCCTAATCCTATGACCACCTTCTCTTGGATCATCGAACGCCTGTTGGTCAAGCCCACCGAAGGCTCTGAAACGAATGTCGTCATCACCGCCGACTGGCGTTGCAACGGCTCGCAGGATCAATACAGCGGCACTTGCTACGGCTCTTGCTCGTTCGCTCCGCCGAGTGGTGAATTCACTCCTTATGAAGACCTAACGCAGGAACAGGTCTTGAACTGGTGCTACCAGAACGGAGTCGATCAAGCGGCTATCGAGGCGAACGTGACGCAGCAGATCAACGATCAGATCAACCCTCCGGTGGTGACGCTGCCGCTGCCGTGGGTGCCAGCGGTTAAGGTTGCCGAGCCAATAATTATCGCTCAAGCTGTAGCCGCCTAATATGGAAATCACCGTAAAACTCACTCAAGAACAAGCCAACGGTTTGCTTCAACTCATCGACATTGCGGTCAAAGCTGGGGGTATTCAAAACGCCAAAGTTGCTTTGCCGCTTGTTGATCTAATCGTCAACGCCGCACAACCTAAATCCGAGTAATGCAAACCGACACTAACAACAGCAGCGGAGTTGGTATCTCTCTAGCGACCGCTGCCGCTGCTGGTGCGGTTTCTTTCATCCCGCAGCTAACTCAGTGGTTTCAACTTGGAGCCGCTGTTTTAGCGTTCATTGCAGCATCAATCGGTCTGTATAAAACCTTCAAAAAATGAACTGGAAAACTACTCTTGCCGGTGTTGGCGCAATCATGGTTGCCGTTGGTGGTGCTTTGAAATCTCTGTTTGATGGTGATCCTACGACCAACATTGATCTTGCTGCGACTATTGCTGCTGTGACCATTGGCTTTGGGTTGATCGCTGCCAAAGACGCTGAGAAAAAGCCCGAGTGAATTTCATCGAACAGATCGTTACCGCTCTGCTCAAGTGGCTGACTAGTTTCGTTCAAAAACCTCCCACCGTTGAAGACGCAAAACGAGATCCAGAACTCAAAAAGAAGTTGCTGGATTGTATTGCTAAGTCTGATCGCTAGTTGCGGTTGTGGGTCTCGCGTGGTTATGGTGCCTCACGGTGAGCCGGTGAGGCTTGCTGAGAGCGTCAAAGCTAAGGTATGGGTCAAAGGAGCGGATGGTGTTTCCGTTCGCTCTAGCAACCGGATAACGCTTCCCGAAGGTTGGTACGCATTGCCTAAAGATTGATATGTCACAACAAGTCATCAATGTCGGATCAACCGCAAACGACAACAACGGTGATACGTTGCGCGGGAGTTGGATCAAAGCGAATGACAACTTTACGGAGTTGTACACCGATATATCGGCTCTCAATACCGCGACCGCTTACACTCCGACTTTGACGGATTCCGGTGGTGGTAGAACGTACACCGTCACGATCAATTCCGCGCGATATACGGAGATCGGAAATCTGCGTTGGTTTTCTGTTTCGCTGTCGGTAACCGCCGCAAGCGGCACGGCTTCTGGCGCACTGCGATTGAGCATCCCAGACATCTCGACTTACGCTGCGGCTGTCGGTGTTCAAGCTAACGGTCTCCAAGCAAACGCTAAGACGGAAATCGAAGGAAGTGTAATTGCCGGTCAATCTTACGCCGAGCTTGTTCATTACGAAAACGGCAGCACTGCATCTCTAGCGTCTCACGTTCAGTCTGGATCTACACTAATTGTCACCGGAGTTTACTTCCACGCCGCTTGAACTTAATAGCCACTAGTCTCCAGTTGGGGATGTCTGTGCTACAGAGCGCGATGGGAAACCCGTCGTTCTTGTGGCAGGGAGTGCTGGTGCGCTGTCTACCCGCTGCGATTACTGATGCTAACTCGGTTATCTCCGGTGGGTTTCAAGATAACGTTCAAGCGCGAGTGCTGGTTAAGTTCTCTGACTGGCGACTAGCTGACTCAACGCTCGTCACAGTTGACGCTGCGGTCTGGTCTTGTGACGTTGGAGCCAATGTTGACCGGCTATTGCAGGAGAGCGGCAGTCTGCTTCTCCAAGAGAACACTGACCGTTTGCTATTGACTTTTGGTAAGATGATGCCGGTCGTAGGAAGGCTCCTAACTTACGATGGCCGTCAGATGCGGATTATGTCCGCAAAACGTGATGGCTCTGGAGCTTACTACGCTCTTGAACTTGGCTCTAAAACCAAATGAACCCAACCGTCACAGTCGATACGTCAAGGTTTGACGCTGCGTGGAAGGAGTACCTCCCAAAGACCAAGCGATCTCTGGCTCAAGCTGTCAACGCTCGCACGTTTTATCTGATGCTGCGGTTGTATTGCTTGTTGCCTCCCAAGTCCCCGCAAGCGGCTCGCAACAAGATCCTAGACTACTTCAATCGACCAGTTGGAGCGGATCGCTTTGACAAGAAGACCGGCAAGCGGGTTGGTAAATCTCGACAGTTGCGAGTGGTCCACTTAATCGCTCAAGCTAAGAACGCGAAGGCAGGTAAACCCGGTCTCTACGGTCAAGATATGCGTAACGCTGCGGGAAAGCTTCGCAGACGCGCTGCTGGTAGCGTTGGTTACCTCAAGTCTGCTGTAACCAAAGCCATCAAGAAACTGTCCCCATCCTTCCAGCAATTTGGTGGAACTCGACGCGCAAAGAAGGGTTCCGCTGGCGTTAAGTCAGTGGCTGGAAACGCTGCGTTGATAAGTCTCGCCAACCAATACGGATTGCCTCAAGAGAACGTTTCGATGCACAGAGGATCTTCAGCTTACGCCTACAACGCCAAAGCGGGATTCAATCCATCAAGCTCAGTCCGCATGAACATTGGATTGGCCGACAACCAGATTGGAACTGTCGAAGCAATCTACGCCAGAGCAATGCAACAAGCTTACAACGACGAAGCGCGAGAGCTTGAAAACCACATTGCCGCTGCTCTGCAAGCCGCTTTTGACGGGTCTGAATCCAAAGGAATCACAGTAACATGAACGCTGTAGCTCTACGCACCGAACGCGCTCTAGTTGACTGGCTGTCCGCTGAAGACTGGTCAGAGTCTCCTATTGGGACTCCCACTTGTCTCACAAGCTACGGTCATGGTGCGTTTGCAGATCCAGACTTGGAGGATTCAATGCCAGCGTTTCCGCGCATTGTTGTCCGCGCATCAACTGCGGTTCCAGTGCATCCATTGGACCGCACTTGTGAGGTGGACGTTACCGCTACGCTCCAGTTGTCCGCAGACGATACATCCGAAAGTCATATGCTGGCGGTTGTGCAAATCTTTGAGAATCTCCTGCAATACCTCTACGTTGACGGCAACATTGCGGAGTTAAACGCAGACGACACTAACCCATCTGGCGGTTACAATGCTCAGTTTGCGGTTCCAGTTGACTTTGGCATCAACGACATAAGCGAAAGAGCTAGAACTTTTTCGCGTTCCATGACAATTTTCGCAGCAGCAAACACGATTTAACAACCCACCAACATGGCAAACTCAAAAGGACTCGCTCTAGTCTATGGAGCAAAAGGAACCATAACGCTTTTTACTCCCGCTGGAGTCGCTTTGACGACAGGAGCAATCAGCACAATTGAAAGCTACGACGCTACGCACGAAGCGGACGTTGAGCAGATTAAAAACTCTTCTGGTGAGGTTGTCGCTCAAATTTCCGCTAATGAGCGCATTAGTCTTAACGTTACGTTTATCCCATCCGCTGCTGATTTTGCTCAAGCCAAACTTGCCGCTGGTCTTCCTGCGGTTAACGGTTACGCAACCATTGCTTCAAGCGATGGTGTAACCGTTGGTGGTGTTTCTTTAGATGGAAATTACGTCTACTCTGGTGGTGGAAGCGTTAAGTTCACCAGCAGCGGAAAAGCTATGGTTACCGTTCCCGTAACCAAGTACCCGTCTCTGGCTGGTAACGCCGCTGTCTTCACTTTGTAATTGTGTCAGAACTTGCAAAAATACTCGCAGAGAGCGGACCTCCAGCACCAGTGGTGTTGGGAGTTCGACTTGTCCCCTACACTGTAGGTCACGCGATATTGCTGCAACGGTTGCGCTCTCCTTACGTTTTAGGTGGAGAGATCTCCTCCAGCGATCTAGCGGAGGCTGTGCTTGTTTGCTCACAGTCTCCGCTGGAGTCGATCAAGTCGATCAAGTCGATCTGGAGAGATCTCGCACTGTGGCTTTGGGGAAAACGGATTCAGCGGATGAATCTGCTCGCAGAGTCCGACAAATTCCAGCTATGGCTCAAAGAGCAATCAACCGCTCCCGAGGTGTTGATGGAAGCTGGAACCAAGTCTAAACGTCCTGCAATGCCGTGGACCGAGCGAGTACTTGTCGGTTGTCTTAATATTGGCATTGGACCGGACGATGCAGTCATGATGCCTCTTGGTGACGCAGAAAGGCTGATTCTGGCTCACGCAGAGATGATGGGACAGGTTCAGTTGTGGGACGACCAGAGCGAAGCTGTGTGGCAAAGCCAACAATCTAACTGATATGGGTATTCTTTCAATGTTGGTAAAGCTCGGAATTGATTCCACTCAATTTGAGATGGGGATCAAACGCGCTCAAAGTGTTGGTGAAAAGTTTGGATCAAGCTTTAAGTCTTCCATCACAAGCAAGATTGGAGGAGCTTTATCAATTGCGGCTGTTACAGGATTTGCTCATTCAGTAGCAAAAGCCGCTGATGATATATCCGACTTGTCGGAGCAACTTAACGTAAGCACAGACAGCGTTCAACGTCTTCAAATACTAGCAGGTGAAACTGGAGTTGCTTTTGAAAAGTTTTCTTCAGTATTGAGTAAGGTTGAAGAAGCAAGAATAAAGGCAACTGCCGGTGACGCTGATTCAATTAAAACATTCAAATCTTTAGGTTTATCAATAGAAGATCTAAGAAACCCACAAATTTCAAATTTAGATTTATCCATCAAAATAGCGGAAGCATACAGAGATTCAGGAAGATCAGCGGAAACAACTGCTGCTCTTATTGAATTATACGGTATCAAATTGAAAATTGCTGGAGCCTCTTTGGCTGAATTTCAAAGCATATCAGACAGAGGGTTGATCTCAGAAAAGGCTATTAGTGATTTAGCAAAAGCAAACGCACAACTTGAAGAATCACAAAGATTACTACAAGTTAAAGCTACTCCGGCAATAACTAGTTCATTGGATTATTTCAGAAACTTTATTGATCAATACAATCACGCTTTAGAAATTGCCGATGAAGGAATGAAAAAGACAACGTATTACAATATTCATGGTATTGATGCGACGCAGGTTTCAGGATATTTGGCTAAAGGTTTTGCTCTACCTTACGCTGCTCTTATGGGTTTGATAGGAATAAAACCTAGATCAAAAACAAAAGAAGGCGGTGCAAATTTTAATCTTCCAGAAATTGCTCCTCCAGCAATCTCTACTTCTGCTGCACCAATAGGAAGAGAACTGTTAAAACCTGAGGTTACAAAGTTTTCTCTTGGAGGAGCGCAAGACCCACTTGCTCGCATTGGTGGATTTGGAGCGTTTTCATCCGGTCAAAGCGAGATGATCCGACAAGCGTTGGAGCAGAAACGATATCTTCAGGGTATTGATAAGAACACTGAGAAGATGGCTAGAGAACTTTCTAACGCTTAATATATGGCAACGATTAAAACGAATGTTATCTCGCCAACGCTTACTGCGTACATCCCAATTTCTAGAGAATCAAACAATCAAGAGGGCACTGGTCTTGTTGTAACTTACAAATATCGTGGAAGCAAAAACGCTCTAAGATTAGCGTCCGCTCAATGGGTTGCCGCTGGTGGTAAGTATCAAATCATTGAAGACGGACCATATTCTTTTGCCACTGTAACTTATAGCGGACCTTCTGCTATACTCCAAGAATCAAATCCTCAGCCAGTAACTCAATCACAGCTGCTAAACGAAGAACCATCAACAAGATTTGAGTTCAGAACTGAATATTACGACGCTTCAATTTTTGAATTACCAGCAGCTAGGAAAGAATCGATTGAATGGGAAAAGTTTTACAGCATATCAACTGCACCGGCTCCAACCAAAGCTGATTATTTCTCAAGAATACGACTTGCTGGAGAAGATCCAAACAGTCAAAGCTTTCAGTTTGAAGTAAACGGGAAATCGTTTCCAGTTGCAAAGCAACTTGCTCTTATGTGGGCAAGAGGCCAACAATCATTTCAGAGCCACAAAGTATCGCTTTCACGGGTATCGTCATATTCTGCTCTTAACGGATTACCAGCTACTCCTCCAATCATTTCATCAATATACAGAGGTGAAATTCTTGCAATTTTAAACGACTTTCCAAATATCGTTAAAGTTGTAATGCCAAAACCTCCAACCAATCCAGACTTGACCCCAGAGGGGACAACTTGGGCGTGGTTAAAGGTCAACGATTCTACGTCTTTGGTCGTTAAGACAAACCAAGTTGAGAGAAATGAGACTTGGACATTTGCAGCTTGGGACACTTTTGTTTATCCTCTTGAACTAACCTAACCTAACTTAACCTAACATGGCTGACGAAATTCAAATGACGGCTCGACTGTACGCTTCCAAAGGTGGAGCGTTCTTGCCGAGCGTAACCTACACCAAAAGCGCAACGATGGCTGGAGTCGATATGGGTTCACAGACCCAATTGATTGGAATCACCGTTGAAGCTCTTGACGTTCCGGTTGATGTAGCTAGTCCCTACAAGCTGCTGATTGCCAATCTGGACAGTACCAACTATGTCGAGCTTGGTTTTGTCTCTGGTACTTACACGATGCGTATCCCCGCTGGTGAAACACTGCTGATGCCGTACGTCAGCGCAACGCTGTATCTCCTAGCAAATACGTCTTCCGTTACCATCCAAGCAACGTTCTGTGAGATCTAAGCGTTTGTTCTATGTCAAACGAAATAGAAATGTCCGCTAGGTTGTATGCGTCCAAAAACGGCGCATCAATCAACTCACAGACGTTTACTTCTATAGTAAACATGACCGGAACCGATATGGGTCAAAATACCCAAGATATCGGTTCTGCTGCTGATGAATTACTTGAGATCGCTGCTGATCTGTCATTACCGTACAAAGTGTTGATCAAGAACTTAGACCTCCAGTACGGTGTCTATGTTGGTATTTCAACTCCTTATCAGTTCCAGATTCCTGCTGGTGAGTTCATGCTCATCCCGCGAGTTGATGCTAACCTGTATCTGAAAGCAGTAACCAGCGGATCAAGCGTTAAAGTGTTCGCTCAATACTGCGAAATCTAATGGCTGTCACCCTACCATCTAAGGTTGCAGAGCGTGGTATCAAAGCAGAACACGCTCGCGCTATCAATCAACTGATTGACGTAGTCCGCAAGATCCAGCTTGTTGCAGGACCAGACCAAGCTATTGAGCAGACTCCAAACGGTACAACAATCAAGATAAAGCAGACTGGAAAGGGAACTACTACAACCAGTTCTGCCGAAGATTGGTTCTATTGAAATGGCATACGCGCAAGACGGTAATGACAGGATGTTCAATGCAAACAACCTGAATGATTTATATTCACGCTTCGACAGGAAGTGTTTTCTTGCGCTGAATCAGTTAAGCCCGTTGTTCATAACTACTCCAAACGGAGAAAACTACGAGCAAACAACTGTTCCTTTTGGTGTTGTATATCAATACAGAAGAGATCCTACTACTTGCAGAAGACTTGGAGGAACGCAATTTTATGGTGGTTCAGTAATAGTAAACGATTACAATCAGTCCAAAGCCTACGACGAACTTTCAAAGCTTGAAGTAAAACACCAAGACGTTTCAGGTGGTCAGGTGTACGTTGACACATTTGGACCAGTTGCTCCTTCGTTTACTTGTGACATTGCGTCAATTCATTACTCTTTTGAACTTCTAACCAGAGAGGTTGACGGAAAGCGTTACGACGTTCATTTAGGTTACGATCCTACTAGTAACTCTCAGACATCTTATGTCAGTGGAAGCTTGGGATTTTCCCCAAGATTACCTCCATCGAGAATCCATAAACACAAGACCGCTGTAGCAGATATCTTTATTGAAGGTTATCTTGAGTTCTCAATTAAGAATACATATCAACGTTATGATTGTTGGAGAGTGCATAACTGTAATGCATCTAAGCTAACGGTTCAGCTTCAGTCTTTTAATGGGTCTTCTGTTAGTGTAACCATCGAGCCGTCTAGTTGCAGATCATTTCGCAGATCCCCTGACGGAGGATGGATTACAAGTTGGCCTAACGGTGATGCTTGCCGTTACTTTTTTCCTTATCTTTCTGGTGATGTTCCGTTTTTTGCTGGTGGACCTCCCGCAGCATCTGCTGTCAACAATCAGGGATTTATGGCTATTGAGGTATCCGCTAGAGCCAACAACATAGCAAACCCTTTTCTGTTATTCCAATGGCAAAATGCTCTATACGCTCAACTTGACCCACGCAATCAGTATAGCATTCTGTCTGCATACAAAGGAGCGTACCAAGACCCTTTAAAAGATAGCACTATAATTGGAAACGCTATATTCACTTGGGGAAGAGCTAAGGTAGCTAAGTTTAAAGCGGGAGTTATAATTCAGGAATACTTCAAAACGTTTTCTGGAATGGAAACGTTGGTTGAGGATCTTGAAAGCATAGGTTTGACAGTAACAAAAGCTTCTGGCTCATTAACAATTGTTCCTAAAGAGCAAAACACAACGGTATTAATATTTCCAGTTGATGCTAACATTTTTGTAGGCGGAACCAATAACCTATTCTGGAACATTGTTCCCGCTGGAGTTAATGTAGCAACAAGTTATCCTAACGGCTTTGCTTTCAATACTTCTTATGTTACGTCAGGATGGGTTTCACAAGTTCCTGATCTTTTTGACACGATTTTAACGCTTAGAAAGCTTGTTGCTGTTCAGGAGGGATATTACGCAACCGTTGAAGATGTTCCAACTCAAGTTCCTGAATCAATTGTTTCAAAAGTAACGCTGACTCCTATTGGATTGGTTTGTTGTGGTGTTGGTGATTCTATTATCACTTACAATTACACTAGACACAGGAACTACGAAGAAGCAGCAACATCAGCAAACCTATTTACACAAACAAAACAAGACGGAGTCAGATTAGTTACCCCTGTTCATACATATTTGTTTCATGCTGCCGGTGCATCGTATGAAAACGTAATGCCGAAGGCTGGAATAGCTTTTGTTCCTCCGCGTGGACCGTGGGGATTTGCGTCTTCGGTTTATGACGCAGAGCTATCAAGAGTTTTATCCGTAACAACCGGAGGTGCTGATTTCTGGATTAATAAATGGGGAGCCGCTAACGGCAAAGATAACCAAGTCAGAATACTAGGACAACCTAACCAAACGCTACAAACACCGATACAGACAACGACGCAAACACCTAATCTTGTTGCTGACGATGTGTTTTACGATTTGGATAACCCTAAAATGGCAGGAGTAGCGGGAGTAACAACAGTAGGTGGAGATTTTAATTTATCTCAGATCAACTACAGAGATACAGGACAGTATTTTAATCTTCCGTATATCCCATCTTTTGTATCGCAAGCAGGAGGCACTGGACCAATATTCCACAAGATTAAAAAGAGTGCTTGGCTCTGGAACTCTTTAGAATTTGCGGTTGATGCTTTTGTTAGATCAATCCCTATGTGTATGGGGAATAAAAGTGCTCCTCTAATTGGAGGAGTTACGCTTGGAAGCATTACTCTTGGCAATTCTAGCGACTCCTCTGGAAGAATAGCGTTCGATATTAGCGAATCTGTATACAGTCAATTGTTAACAAACGGGGTTTTAGCTTATAAAGTTGATCCTTCGTATTATTACGTTGCCCCAGAAGATCTTGAAAGCTATTGCGATAGGTTTGGTTTTAAGTCGTATAACTTTGATGCCTATAAGGATTATTTTTCTACGACTCAAGACACGATTCCGTTTAGAAGCTATTCAGAAGGAGAAAAAACCGACTCGGTGGAATACGTTGCACCACCTACCTACTACGGCTCCCTGCGGTACGTCGATTTGACCGCTTGACAAAAACCCACCGTTGGGTTATCCGTCTCGCTGCCGATGAAATGTCCCTCCTGCAACTGCATTTTTGCCGCAAGTCTTCGTGATCTCGCGAAGGAGTTGGGCGGGTCAAAATCAACGGCAAAAGCCTCCGCTTCCCGCACAAATGGCAGGAAAGGTGGAAGACCGAAAACCTATGAAAAACGAACTAATACCTCAGACAAAACAGTCCGCGCTGGCCGTAATGGCGAGCAAATTCAATGTTGAGCCAGCCAAGCTTTTAGAGACGTTGAGGGCTACGTTGATGCCTAAAGCAACAAACGAAGAAATGCTCTCGTTTGTGGTGGTCGCCAACCAGTATGGACTCAACCCGTTTACCCGCGAAATCTACGCTTTTCCCGCTCGAAACGGCGGTATTCAGCCAGTGGTCAGCGTTGATGGTTGGATCAAAATGATGAACTCGCATCCGCAGTTTGATGGGATTGAGTTTAAGACCGAAGACAAAGACGGGAAGCCTCACTCGGTCACCGCTACGATTCGCCACAAAGAGCGGTCGCATCCAGTGGAGGTCACCGAGTACTTCTCGGAGTGCAACCGGAACAGCGAACCGTGGAAGGTCAATCCTCGCAGGATGCTCCGACACAAAGCGTTGATTCAATGCGCTCGCGTGGCGTTTGGATTCTCTGGGATCGTGGACGACGAGGAGGCTGTCCCTCAAGTTCAAGTGAACGTCACGCCTTCGCGTCCAATCTTCCGCTCTAAGCTGGAACCAAAGGTCGAGGTCCAACCGCACGAGTACCTCCCCGAGAACAACCCGATCCCTACCGCCGCAGTTCAACCCACCGAGTCCGTACAGCAGGAGGTATCTAATGGATGAGCGTGGGAACCTACCGTCAGCCTCCGCTGCGAGCCGCTACGCTGCTTGTTTGGGGAGTTGGCAATTAGAGCGTCAAGTTGCCGAAGTCGAGTCTAGTGGGGACGCAGCGACCGGCAACCGCATCCACTCCGCTCTGGGGATGGAGCCGGTAGAGAATCTAACCACAGACGAGACCTACATCATCGACCGTTGCCGCGAGCAGGAACTGGAGTTAGTCAAACAGGTGTTCTCTACCTCCACCGAGGAGCCGCAAGTGTTCCGCGAGAAACGGCTTTGGAGCCTCCAGAACTACGGTCTGGGTCAAGAAGACAAGCGACTCTGGAGCGGCAAACCGGATGTTGTATACGTCGAGAACAACCGCGCTCTAATCATCGACTACAAGAGCGGTCGCGGATCAGTCGAGAACGCAGCGGAAAACCTCCAGTTGCGCTGCTTGGTCGCGCTCCTGCATGAGTCTTGGGGGTTCACGATTGACCGAATTGTGGTCGCGATCATCCAACCGCTTGCCGGACCTCCAAGCGTTGCGGTGTATGAGTCGTCAGACATTCACAACGCAATCATTGAGTCAGCAGAACTCATGGGTGCGATCAAGAAACTTGGACAACCGCGCACTCCGTCCGAGTCCGCTTGTAAATATTGCAAAGGGAAACCGTACTGCTCCGAAGCGCGAGAGTTGGCCGTTGCTCCTCCAGTTGCCAACGCTCCCGCTGGCATCACTCCAGACGCGATTGCAGCGACTCTGACCAACGAGACGCTTGCAGCATTCCTAGACCGTGCAGCGCAAGCCGAAGTTGTCATCGAAGCTTGTCGCACTGAGGCCCGACGAAGGTTGAGTGAGGGAGACGCAATCGAAGGCTGGACGCTCAAAGATGGATCTGTCCGCGAGTCTATTACCAGCTCTGAAATGGTAGCTTCTCGGTTCTTGGAACTCGGAACTTACGAGCAACTCGCTCCTGCGATCACGCTCAACAAAACGAAGCTCAAAGACGCAGTAAAACTCGCAACTGGAACCAAAGGCCGCGAGTTGGAAGCCAAGCTGTCCGCTCTGCTGGACGGCTGTACCGAATCAAAAACATCCCAACCAATATTGACCCGAATCAAATGAATCAAACCCATCCAATGGAACTGGTGCGCGAGTTCATGAAAACGTACCAGCAACTTGTCCCGCAGCGTCCCATCCTCCCAGATCCGACAACTCAGAACCTACGATACCGACTCATCGACGAGGAGGCTCAAGAGTTGGCTGAAGCTACCAACGCGAAAGAGTATCTGGACGCTGTTGGGGATCTTCTCTATGTGGTGTACGGAGCCGCGCTGGCCGCTGGATTCAGTCCGCATCAAGTCGATGCAGCGTTTTGCGAGATCCACCGGAGCAACATGAGCAAATGCTGGTCTGACGACGAGATCGACTCCATCCCTGCAGACAGCCGGTCAACGCGAGTTGGGGACAACCGCCACATTGTCCGCAGGAGCGATGGTAAGATTGCAAAGAGTCCCTCCTACTCCCCCGCTCGACTGGAGGGATTTACTCGATGAGACATTTATGGGCGCGTGGATTTGGACGGCTCCACTCAGACGCTGAAATCATCACGACCGACGACGGCAAACAGTTTTTGATTGCGGTCATTGAGTTTGAAAAACGCACGTTGGGCAACGGCAAAGCGTACGCTCAACGGGTCACGTTCCGCTCGTTTGATCACGAGGATATGGACGCTGTAAATCTCCTCGTCGAGGGAACTCACGTTATGTTCGATGGGGACTGCGATGCAGTGGCCGACAAGTCAAGCACCGGCTGGTGGTACGCTAATCCTCGGATCACCGGACGCATCAGCGAAATCATCCCTTCAGGACATGAATCTTAGCTTCTTTTGCGCGGGAATCCCGAAGGCTCAACCTCGGGTAAAAGCCTATGTGCGCGGTGGTCACGCTGGAGTTTACACTCCCGATTCAGCGGAGATCTGGAAGCAGGAAGTCCGTCGCCAAGCCGTCGCCAACGCTCCAGAATCGCTTATGAGCGGAGTTGTTCGCGTGGAGCTAGACTTCTTTCTACCGAGACCCAAAACGTATCTGGACCGTCACGGAGTCCCGAAGCCAAAATCGCCAGTCTTGCATTGCAAAAAGCCGGACTTAGACAACCTCATCAAAGCCGTCACCGATGCGATCACGGACACTCAGCGAGTCTGGCTGGATGACTCGCAAATCTGCCAAATTACCGCTACGAAAACCTACGCGCTGCAAGCCGTCGGTTGCGCCGTAAGAATCTCGGCTGATTAGCCTCTCAGAAATCGCGGCATGGTGCGTAGGGAGATCCTGCGACACGGTGGTGAACCGTACGAAACACCGCGATTTCCTCAGCATTTCGCTGATTTTAGAGCCTCTGAAATAAATCTGAAGAAAAATGTAATCTCTTGTTGACGATATCCCAACGATGGGTTTAACTCATCACATCGAAGGCAACGAGCCGACGAAGAAACCGAAAGAATACGAATGAAAAACAAGCCATCAACCCTCCAAGAAGTTTGCGACGCAGCCTCCGATATGTTTCGGGGCAACTCGATTGCCTCAGTTGTCGTTGAATCCACTTTTGGAAATCTTGAGATTCGTCGATGCGAGTTGGGTTCCTACGACGGATACGCAGACGACGGTTCCGAAGATTAATTTCCCCAAGAGGGGCGCGACTCTCCAACGCGCAAAACTCAAACTTACACCATTAAACACCATGACCATCGAAATCAAATACACCGCATCCGTCTTCACTCCAGCCGGTTGGCGCGGAGTTACCATCAAAGCAACCGCAACCAAGACCTCGGAAAAGATGGCTCTCGTTGTCGAGGTGCTGGAGATCGACGGAGAGTCTCCTAAATCCAACATGAGCCGCACTGGAGCCAGTCGTCAAAAGTACAACGGCAATAGCATTTCCTGCCGTGAGGTTGGAGCCAAGAAGCGTCTTTCAGCTTGCGAGATCGTGAACTAAAACCATCAACACCATCAAATACCATGCGTTATCATTGCAAAGATCGGAACAGTAAATCGTTGAGCCAGCACTCCAGCATTCTGGAGGCACTCAGAGCGCGGGAAGTCTGGCTGCATACTCGGGAGCTAATCGGCATCACCGACAACACTGGCCGTCTGCTGTCAGCGGACGAGTTGTACCAAGCCAAAGCAGCCGCTTTTATGAAAGGTCTGCGATGAATCTTGGACCACTTATTGCGGCTCTCATCACCGTGGAGACCGGCGGTTGCCGCAACCCAGATCTAGCAATTGGCGACGGTGGAGCCGCAATCGGTGCGCTCCAGATCCACCGAGCGGTTGTGCTGGACGTTAACCGGATCGCTGGCACCAACTACACTCACAGCCAGATGACCAACCGAGTTGCGGCCCGTCGAGTCTGCGAGATTTATCTAAATCACTACGGCAGAGGCTGTACAACCGAACAACTGGCTCGCAAATGGAACGGAGGCGGTCACTCTGGTGATAAGAAATCAGCAACTCTCGCGTACTGGAACAAAGTCAAAAAGCATCTATGAAGAAAACAATCCTAATATCAGAAGACACTCACAAGAAACTAAAGGAGTACTGCAAGAAAGAAGGAATTAAAAGCCAACATCTAACAGATAAGATCATTAGAGAATGGTTAGATAAGGAGATGACATTATGAAGGACAGCATCAAAAAAATCATCGATGGTGGAACAGGAGTATACAGCATCAGCAAACAAGAGGCTGGAGAAATCCATAAGGCAGCAAAGAAGGTTAAAAATTACGAAGTCAGTTACTGGACCAAGAACCGGAAGAAGAAGGAGGCGAAATGAACATCGAAGAAACCAAAGAAGCCATCCGCGTCATGCAGGCGTATGTGGAAGGAAAAGACGTAGAGTCAATGTATGACGGAAAGTGGGCAATAATCTATGTACCAAGATGGAACTGGTCTGACACAGAATACCGCATCAAACCCACCGCCACACTCCGCCCGTGGACTGCGGATGAGGTTCCACTGGGGGCGTGGATGAGATTCAAGCGCAACCCACAGGACCGAATTCTACTCGGCTGGGTATCGGTGCAATCCGACAGGGACTTGTGGCTGGAGGAGTTTGCGAGAACCATTGAGAACGATTTTGACCACGACGAAGACGCCCATAGATACGGAACAACGTGTCGAGTTTGCGACG